ATAAAACTTCTCTAGATCCTTCTTCAATAGTTACAATATATGGAAGTTTAATTCCTGTGGGCTCACCAGTCTGTGGATTCATATCTTCAAATCCTTCCAGATCTAAATTAACATGACATTCATAAAGAGTAAAAACATCTTCATTTTGACCACTCATAGTCACACCTTCTAATTGTCTTTCTTTAGATTTAACATCGCCGTCTTGTGTTAAATCATCAGAAGCTTCTAATTCTATATCTCTATAAAAACCTGATATCTGTTGTTTACGTAATTCATTTTCTGAAATTTTAATTACATGAACAACTGCTTCTGCATCATCAATACTATTCGCTGTGTATGGAACAACAATGTCTTGAGCTTGAATAAATTTTGATACTGCTCTTCCAAGAATTTCATCATAATAAACTTTTTTAAAAGTAGATCCTGATAATGGTAAGTAAAATAACATTTGATCAAATTCAGGTTCATATTCTTTCATGATGTCCATGATTTGATAATTCATAAATTCAGAAACTCTATCTGCTTGATCTTGAATCTCTGGTGTGTCTAATCCAATTACTTGAGTTCTAACCGGTCCTTCTGCTGGTAATAATTCTTTGTAAGCTAAAGCTTGAAATTGTGTAACTGCTTCTGCTAATACTGGATGTGTTGCACTTGATGCACCTTGAAATGGTTCTGTTCTTGATTCGTATTTAAATCCTAATAAATCTAATCCTTGAGTATAGGCTTTTTCCCAATCAGCTCTTGAGTCTTTGTAAGATTGTGTATCTTGATAAAGTTCTGAACCTAATCTTCCAAGTTCTTGTTCATCAATAACTTCGGCAAGGTTTGCTCCAAACTCTGTACCTGCTGATAAATTTTTCTTTGGATCAAAATCTATATCAACACTACCATCTTCGTTTTCTATAAGTTCAGTTGGTCCCGCAGGAGTTTCCTCAACAGATTGTGCAATCTGTTCTACTTCTAATTCTCCCGGTGTTAATTGATCAGCTACGTTTGGTAGCGACTTGTCTATTTCTGCCATTTGTTATTTTCTCCGATTTTATTGTTGTAACAGTATTATACTTAATATTCAAGCCCTGTGGGTTAGGGCCTCGTAATGGTGGTATTGTCAATGTTAGTCTTTTAGGTTTATTCATAATCCACATCTTTATAGTTATAATCACCATATCTATTTACTATGTCGTCATATGGATTTTCTTCTACATATTTTCTAGCTGCTTCTCTTTCTTGTACTCTTCTTGGGTCTATTCTTTTCCCAGTTGCAACTTTTTCGGCTCTTTCAACATCACTAATAGCTTGATCGTAAGAAACTAAATCATAATCTATTTCATAATCAGAATCATGATGAGATGCTGCTGTAGATCTTGGTCTATTTTCCATTACATTAAATTCACCCGGTTCTTTTATTGGCGTTCCTGTTGTTACATCCATATCTGTTTTGGGTGGTTTATAATGTAGTTCAAATGGAGCATCAAATGCACCTCCTTTAACATTTGCTTCAATTACAATATCTCCGTTTGGATGTTGTATCATTGTATATACTTCACTTGCACCTTTTTCTGTTTTAGATTGTATAGTTAATTGTTTAATTTTTAAATTATCCGCAAGTCCAGTATCTTTATTCATGTACTTACCTTCTTTTTCGATTTTCGCAACTAGCGACGGGAACCATTCAGGCATGCCTGTTACTTTTGGTAAAATTTTACCTGCACCTTTTGCAGCTTGTTTTATAGTTGTAAATAAATCTGGAGCATATTTAGCTGCTACTCCTAATGCTCCTACAACACCTGCGCCTTTTATAAATTTTCTTTTTGTTGGATCTTTTGGTCCATCTTTAAAACCAACTCTTCCTCCAGTTGCTAATTCTAATATTCCTTCTCTTCTTTCATTGTAAATATTGGGCATAGGTGAATAAGATTTAGGAGGTGCTACATCTTTTGGTTTAAATATAGGCATTGTATTTAATTGGTAATCTTCAAGTGAAAAACTTTGAAGTTGATTTGGACGTTTAGCTTCTATATTTCCTAATAGTTCTTCTTCAGAATAAGATTTATATTTACTTAAAGAATCTTCTGGACCTAATCTTTTTTCAGTTATTTTAATAATTCCTTCTGCTTTAGATTTTTGACTTTTATTTAAAGGTGGAATATATAAATCACTTTCTGGATCTTCAGATCCATTTTTGTATCCAACTCTTCCACCAGTTGCAAATTGACCTGTCTCTGCAAGTCTACTACTTTCTATTTCTCTATCTATATCTTCTTGTTGTCTTTGTTCTGGTGTTAATAAAGATCTTCGTTCTATTTCTTCTTTAAGATTTTTTATACCTTGATATGCTGTTGTTGCTCCCATGGCAGTTAATCCAATTGGAGTTAATGCTCCTACTGCTCTTGCAGGTAGTCCTAAACTTAAAATTTTTTGTAAGGTTGGATTAGAAACTGCTTGACTTGCTATATTAGCAAAAGGCAAAGATGCATATGTAAAAGGATCTGTTGCAATATCTTCAGTTGTTCTACCCTCTTGTATAGACTCTCTTAACCCTCCCGGACCAAGCGCTTCATACGTAGCTACTCCAAATGGAGTTCCTGCTATATTTAATGTATTTAATAAACCTTTTCCAATTTTTCCATAAATGTTTCTTCCTTTTTCTGTAGTAAGAGGAGCAGCTGCGGCCAATGCACTAGATGTAATTGGATTTTCTTGAACTACTTCTTTTACTCCAGAAATAATTCCCTCTTCTGTTATTGGTTTATTTTCAAATATATTTAAAATTTCTTTATTAACTTCATCTCCATAACCTGAAGCATTCACCCCAACACCAACAGCAAACGGTGTTCCAACTCCGTACATTAAATTTTTATAATCTATTAAACCTTTTTTTTCATTAGTTCCAAATACCAAAGTATCTTTAAAATTTTGAATATCTTCATTATTAAATGCTGAGGCTTTTCCTTTTACATTAGAAGCTTTTGCAACAGAACCAATATAATCTCCATATTGATCTATAACATTAGTATGAAATTGAGCTTTTTGATTTGGAGTTAAATCGCTAAATCTTTGAGCATCAGGAGCAATAGAAGAAACATTTCCAAAACTTTTATTTGTTTTAAAATAAGATCTATCTAATTGTAAATTATTAGCATCTATATTTTGCCCAGGTTTTAAATCAAATTTAAAACCAAATGTGGTATATTCTTGCCCTTTTAAATAAGGTTCTGCATCTTTATAATCATCAACAAAATTTTTAACAGCTTTAAATTTATCTTCATATATTTTTTTTGAATCTTTATTCCATTGATTAATAAAATTAATATCTTCTTGTGTTGCTTTTTTATCTTTTTTGTTTTTTAAAAAATTTTCTAATTTAATTAATTGAGCATCTTCCCTTGATTGAAATCCACCACCATATTTTTTTAATTCTTCACTTGTTTTTAAAATTTGTTTTTCTCCTTTATAAGCAATATCTCCAACCATTATTCCTCTATTAATTCTTTCATCTTGAATTGTAAAATCAGATAAAGAATGAAACTTTTTTAAATTTTCAGGTGTTTGTAAAAATTTATGTTTTGCTATTAATTGAACAGCTACGGGATGACCAATATCATAATTTAATCCACCTTCTTGACCTCGTCTAATAGCAATATCTACAAAATCAGGATGTTCTGCATATAATAATTCTGCTCTTCTTTTTTTAAAGTTAGCTTTATATTTAAAAAACTCTGGATCTAATTCATTTTCAAATTTATTCCTAGCTGTGACTGCTTGGTTTCCTGTACCAAATATTGTTTTCTCTTCTCCAAATTTTTGAATGTTTACAGCAACCTCCTCTGGCCGATATTTAAAAATATTTTTTCTCTCTCCTTGTTCAAATGATATATCTTCTCCCCCTCTGATTCCTTTTTGATAAGCTCCTTTTTTCCCTACTGTAAATAACTGTGTGATATTATCTACTTGTTCTTTATCTGGAGCTACTCCTAAAATTTTTGCTAAATCATAAGAATTATAAAATTTATCTTTTTCGATTATTCCTTTTTTAGTTAATGAATTTATTCTATCTTGAACATTAAATTCTCCTTTTTTAATTGCGTCTGTCATTTCTCTTACTGTTTCAAAAGGAACATCTATATTTTTTTCTATTTCACTATTTAATCCTTTACCTAGTGTTGTAAATTTAAAATTTCTTGTTCTAGCTAAACTTTTTTCTATATTGTTTCTACTTAATCCAGATTCTTCCCAAAATCTAAATAAGTTTCCACCCAGTTCTTCATTTTTATATTTTTCAATTGCTTTATAAAAATTTATGTCATTATAATTTTTTGAATCATATTGTTTTTTAATCCACTTCATTAAATCATTTCCTTCTAACTTTGCAGCTTCACCAGTAATAGGAGAATCAATTTGTTTTTGTGTAAATTTTGCAGCTATCGCTAATCCTGCTTTTTTAAATCCAACTCTTCCACCTATTGCAAATCCTAGATCCTCGCCGCTAGCAACTGGCATCGGGAGTGGAGTTACGGGTGTCTGGATACGAGTTCTTGCTAATTCAATGTCTTGGACAGTAGTGGGTTTTCTAGTGAGATAATCCATTACCTCTTTTCTTTTATAATTACTCATTTATAATCCCATCAAGTAATTTAAACCACCATTAGCATTTGGTTTTCTTCCTGTAATATCAAAATCTTCTAAAATATTAGGCTGAATTTCCATTTCAAGTCTCCTGTAAAGTTCAGGGTGATCTCTTTTTAAAAGTAATGCCATCTTTTGAACGTTTTCTGGATTAGTTACATCAACCATTCCTTGTTCATTTTTTACAAACATAGATTTGTCATATTGATTTAAAACCATATTCATTTCGTCTTCTAAACTCATTCCTTTTTGAGTTTTATTTTTTAAAACTTCTAATTTTTTAATTTCCATAACTTGATCTGTCGGTTCCATTTGTTTTATTCTTCTAGCTTCTTGCATACTAATTCCATAAGTGTCAGCTAAATCTACTGTTTGTTTCATTCCTTCTGGTAAATTTTCTCCTTTTGTAAAAAAATCTACAGTGTCATCACCATAAACTACAAGTCTTTTATTTTCAGGAAAATCTTGAGTAAATGTTTTCCAAACATTTTCATTATTAGCAAGTTCAGGTTTTGCTCTTATTTCTTTTATAAAATTTGGAAATGTTGTTTGTACATATTCATCTGTTGGATTTGCATCAATAGTTTTTTGAATAATTTTTTCTAATACTTCTTGTTTTGTAAATCTTCCTTCACCAGCTTTTTCTTGAGTTATAGGGGCTGTTGTTTCTTCTTGATATTTTTTAGGAACACTTAAACCTTTTGCTTTTCTAGTTTGTACAATACTTTTTGTTAATGTTTCTCTATCAGAAAGACTAACGTCTAAAGGTGGATTATATAAACCTCCTCCAATAAATTTTCCTTGGCTATCTACTATTGGAGTAGAATGTGGGTAAGCAACTTTAACTCTATAAGCATGTGCAAGTTGTTCTGGTGTAAAGTTTGAGCCTGTTTGCTCATTAACTCTTTTTGTAAAGTCTTCAAGTGTAGGTCCTTCTTCTTTATATTTTTTAATATAAGCTATCATTTCATCGTCTGTAAATTCTTTAGTTTGTTTTTCTGCAGTTTTAACAGGTTCTTTTGGAATAGTTACTTCCCCTGTTTTAGGATTAACTTTTTCCATAGAAGATTTACTTTTTAATTCTTTATTTGCCTTATTAATTAAATCTAATATTTTTTTACCACCCCCTGTTTTAAATCCAATTCTTCCACCATCAGCATAACCTTTAGATGGTTCCATACCTGTTAAATAATCAAGACCCATAGCTGGTGTTCCGTAAGCATAACCAATTCTTCCACCGTCAGCTTTACCTTCTGGCTCTGTAGGTTTTTTTCTAAATGGAATAATTTCTGCCTGTGGTGCTTCTTCTACTTTAGAAGAGATACCTTTATCTTCTAAGGCTTTTGCAATATCTTCATTTCTTTTTTGTATTTTTTGAAATTCTTCATAACCTATTGCAGTGCCTCCTTCTTCGTCGGATAATCTTAATCTATCTTGATTTGCATTATACTCATCTATTAAATCATCTATGCTTGTTCTCTTAGTTGCCTCTGCTTTAAAGTCAGATACTTTAGCTGGTTTATTAATTCCAAATTCTTGTTCTGCTTTTCTACCTTCTTCAATAGTTGTAGTTTCAGGTAAAGTATTTGTACGTGGTTCAAATTTAAATTTTGTTTTTGCAAATGTTGCAGCTTCTTCCGCAGTTGTCATTTGAGCAAAGTTATCTGCTAAACTATCTAGTTGCTCTAATGCTCCTTCACCATATATTTCTCTAAAATTATTAATAGGATCTCTAACCGAACCAAGTTCTTCAAGTGTCATATTTTTAATTTTTCCTGCTTTAATGTCTTGATATAAAATACTTCTAGTAGTTGCTCTAACTAAACCTTTTCTTCTTTCTTCCTGCATAATTTTTTGAAAACTTGAATAATCTTTCATGATGTCACCAATAATAGATTTTGGTTTAGTTATTTCTTCTAATTCTTTACCTGCTTGTTTTAACTGTTCAGCTTTTGATTCAATGGCAGTAATACCTGAAGTCACATTTTCTCCTTGTATTAAACCAGATGCTTCAAGTTTATTTTTTAATCTTCTTAAATTTCCTTCAAAGATTAATCTTTCTGCATCATTCATTTTTGCAACTTCAGGAATAAGTTCTTTCATTTCATTATATGCATTTTGTGCAGCATTGTCTGATGCTGCTTCTATATTTAAACCTTCTTTTAAATATCTTTGTAATTTACCACTTGGAAGACGAATAACATTTGTTCTAGTTCCTATTGTGCTAGATATAGCTTTTGGCCCATATAATGCTTTAATTAAATCTAATAAACTTTTCATATTAATAATACGTTTTGTTATTTCGGAATATAGGTTCATCCTTATAATCTTCCGGATGATCTATAAAACCACCTTGTCTAAAACGCATAACTGCTTGTGTCATTGAATCCACAAGATCGTCATGATCACCATAAGGAAATGCAGCACATTCTTCAATTACTTCTTGTGCAAAATCTTTATCTGTCGGTGCCCATATTTGACCCGATTCAAATAAAGGTGCAACAGCATTGACTCTAGAATGCTTATCATTACCCCTAGATGGGGTATAGTTTATAACAGGGATACCCATTTTACGCAATTCATATGTTAATGGAAGACCTGATGCTTTAGCTTCTACAAGTACAGATTCTGGTTGCCAATACTGATATTGTTGATATGCTATCCTTCGAAGCTCAGGAAATTCAAATCTATCTTTTATAGCATCTAGCAAAATAAGTTGTGGTCCTGAGTCTTCAT